GGCCATTAATTTGTCAACATATACTTCTCGTATGCAAGTACGTCAAGTTAAGACAGAAAATGTCATATTGAACCTTACCAATACAAGCGGAATGACGCTAGGGTCTGATGGCTCAATTAAAATATCTGTTTCAGCAACAACAACATCAACATTGCCAACATTAGGCGCTAGGTATGACCTAGAGTTACAAAGTGCAGATGGAACAGTAACAAGGCTACTTCAAGGAGAGGTTGTTATTTCAGCAGAGGTTACTCGATGACCGATGTTGTTGAAATTATCCGTGATTTAGCTCCTGAAATTGTTGAAATATACACTGAGCAGCAACCTGCAATAGTAAATATTGTAGCCGTTGGCCCACAAGGGCCACAAGGCCCATCTGGTTCAAGTAACATTGCTGGTTATCCAGTTTCTGCGTCAGGTTTAATAAACGGAGATGTATTGGGTTTTAATGGAGCTGCTTGGTTTAATAGGCGGCAAGAATCTCTAGCAGATGGTGGAAATTTTTAATTAAGGAATTATCATGGCAAATACAATCAGAGTTAAACGTAGGGCTAGTGGCGGTGGCGCTGGCGCTCCAGCATCTTTAGAAAACGCTGAATTAGCGTTTAACGAACAAACGAACATTCTGTACTACGGAACAGGCACTGGTGGCTCTGGCGGTTCTGCTACTAGCGTTATTGCCATTGCTGGTAATGGCGCATTTGTCGATACGTCAACTAATCAATCTATTGATGGTACTAAAACATTTTTAGATACGATTGATGGTTCAATAAACGGAAATGCTGGCACCGTAACGAATGGTGTATATACAACTGATACAGCCACAGTAACTAACACAATGTTGGCTGGCTCAATTGCCAATGCTAAATTAGTAAACTCAAGCGTAACGGTTGGTACAACAGCTATTGCTCTTGGTGCATCATCAACTACATTGGCTGGCTTAACTTCAGTCACATCAAGCAGCTTTGTTGGCCCTTTAACTGGTAATGCCTCAACTGCAACTACTGCTGCGGCTTTAACTACAGGTCGCACAATTGCAATTACAGGCGATTTAGCTTACACAAGTCCATCATTTGACGGTTCAAGTAATGTTACTGCAACAGGCACATTGGCAACGGTCAATAGCAATGTTGGCACATTCTTAAAAACAACTGTAAATGCTAAAGGTCTTGTAACTGCTGCGGCTTCTGCAAACATCAATGATTTGACTGTTCCAACTGCTGATTACGCTTTTGGTGGTTTTAAAATTACTGGTCTTGCTGACCCAGTTTCTGCACAAGACGCGGCAACTAAACAATATGTTGATAGCGTTGCACAAGGTTTAGACCCAAAAGCATCATGCGTTGCGGCTACAACTGGGCCAATTACATTATCAGGCGCACAAACTATTGATGGCGTTTCTGTTGTTGCTGGTGACCGTGTATTGGTAAAAAATCAATCAACTGCTTCTGCAAACGGTATTTATGTTGCTGCTGCAAGCACATGGTCACGCGCAGCAGATATGGATGATTGGGCTGAAGTGCCAAATGCGTTTACATTTATTGAAGATGGTACAACTCAAGCAGATACAGGTTGGGTTTCAACAGCTAATGCTGGTGGTACACTAGGTACAACAGCAATCAATTTTGTTCAATTCTCAGGTGCAGGTACTTACACTGCTGGCGCTGGTTTAACATTAACTGGCGGTGAATTTAGCATTACTAATACAGCCGTTACTGCTGCATCTTATGGTTCAGCAAGCAATACTTTATCTGCTACCGTAAACTCACGAGGTCAATTAACAGCGTTGTCAGCTCAAGCCATTGCTATTGCTAATACGCAAGTTAGTGGTCTTGGCACAATGTCAACACAAGCGGCAAGCAATGTGGCAATCACAGGCGGTTCAATTGACGGAATAACTATTGACGGTGGCACATTCTAAGTAATATTAACCCTGCTATATAGCAACGAAAGGGAAGCCAAATGGCTAATGTAATCAAACCAAAGCGTTCTAATACTGCCGCTAAAGTGCCTAACACATCTGAGTTGTTATCAGGTGAGTTAGGTGTAAACATGGCAGATAAAAAAGTTTACATCAACAATGGTACATCTGTTGTTCAAGTCGGGGCTGGCGTGTTGTCAGCCCTTGGCGATGTAACTATAACTTCACCAACAAACGGTCAAAGCCTGTCTTGGAATGGCACAGCATGGGTTAATTCTGCTGGCGGAACAGGAACGGTAACAAGCGTTGCCACAGGAACAGGCTTATCAGGTGGCCCAATAACAGCAAGTGGTACTATTTCACTGGCTAATACAGCCGTTACCGCAGGTTCTTACACCAACACAAACATTACCGTTGATGCACAAGGCCGCATTACGGCTGCTGCAAATGGTTCAGGCGGTGGGGTTACAAGCGTAACAGGCACAGCACCCGTTGTTTCAAGTGGTGGCGCAACACCTGCAATAAGCATGGCGGCGGCAACAACAAGCGTTAATGGTTACTTAACATCAACTGATTGGAATACTTTTAATGGCAAGTATTCAGTAGGCGGCGCATTAGGAACACCATCAAGCGGCACTTTAACAAATTGCACATTCCCAACGCTTAATCAAAACACCACAGGCAGTTCAGGTTCATGCACAGGTAATGCGGCAACGGCTACAACGGCTACCTTTGCTACAAATTCATCTAAATTGTATTCAACAGATGCTGCATACAATTATAATTCAGCAAATCCGTATTATGGTTATTTATCTTATAATGGAACTAGATGGCGTTTTAATGTAAATCCAGCCTCTCCATCAGCAGTTGAGGTAGCTTATGCAGATGCCGCCACTTCATCAGCATCATGTTCAGGCAATGCGGCAAGTGCATCATCTGTTGCCGCATCAGGCATTACAGGTCAAACAGGGATGTGGACAAGTGCCGCAAGACCAGGGGCTTATCGTTTATATCGTAATGATAGTAATGACCCTTATAATATCCAAACAACTTGGAGTGCGGATGTAAGTGGATATTGGTCTTTGCGTGGATATTATAATGATACCTATCATGCCCCTTGTTATGTTGGATATGCTGGAACAGCCACCAATGCAACAACAGCAGGTCGCATAGATTCATCGGTGCGAAATTACAGCCGCGAATGGATTGAAATGCCAAATTATTCAGGGCTTTATTCACCTAATAATGGCGCACATTTTTACCCTAATAATGGTTCATACGGTGCATGGCGTTTAGATGGTTCGCGTAATGGTTGGAAAGGCATTGAATTTGATGGACAACAAACCTTAATGATGAATGACGGGGGTGTTGGTGTTCATAGAAATATAGGCGGCGGTTGGCGTTATTATGTTGAGGGAACAAACTTTTTTAGTCCAGGCAATGTAACAGCATATTGGTCAGACCGAAGATTAAAAGAAAATTTAATTCCAATTCGCAATGAATCATTGGATATTTTAAGCAAACTTACAACATATAGATTTAACTGGAATAGCAAAGTTAAAGAATTAGAATTGGATATTGAAGTTGGCAAAGAAGAAATTGGGTTAATTGCACAAGAAGTTCAAGCCATATTGCCTGACGCGGTTGTAGTAAATAAATCGTTAAATAGAATTAATGAAGATGGCACACAGCAGGATTATGATTATCTAACTATCAATTATGACAAAATTACACCATTGCTTGTTGAGGGCGTAAACTTGTTACGAAAAGAAATTGAAGAATTAAAGATTGAAATTGCTAAATTGAAAGGTCAAAAATGATTATTTATACAAAAAAAATTAACTCTGTTCAGGCTTATAAAGAATTAGACGGCGAAGTTAATGTTGTTTATAACATTTATTGGAGTTTAATAGGAACAGAAGATACTTATACAACTTCATGCCCTGCAATGACTTATGTTCCAACAATAGCAGGTTCATCATTTGTGCCATTTGACCAATTAACCGAAGAAATAGTTTTGGGTTGGATTGATACATACACACCATTAGCGGTAATTGAACAATATAAAAATAGCGTTAATCAAGCATTGTTAAGCCAACAGCAATTAGAATCACCACCATTGCCTTGGCAACCACAACCAACCCCTGTTGCAACTATCTAAAAGAAGTTGTTGCGTTAAAAGCATTAGTTAAAGAACTAAAAATAGTATCTAATAATGATGTTTAGATTTTAAAATGGATGATTGATATGAAATATAAAATAACAACTCAAGTAACTTCAGAGCCGATTACTCTATCTGAAGCAAGAAGCCATCTTAGAATAGAGCCATTTGGGTACCCACTAGCTCATCCTGATGATTCAGATATTACATTATTAATATCATCTGCAAGAGAATGGTGTGAACAATACGTTCGCAGAGCTTTAGCAACTCAAACAGTTACAATGTCTTTAAGTAAGTTTGAAAATGCTATTGAGTTGCCTTTGGCTCCTGTACAATCTGTTACATCAGTTAAATATTACGACACATCAAATATTCTGCAAACATTGGATCCTTCTGTTTATTATGTAGATTACTTTGATTCAGTTATTTACTTGGAAGTAAATAAAACATGGCCAAACACAGTCACTCGCGAAACAGCAGTGATTATTGAGTATGTGGCTGGATACACAAAAACAGTAGGAACAAACTTGCTGCCTTTGCCTAATCCAATAAAATCAGCCATGTTATTGTTGATTGGTAGCTTGTATGAAAACCGCCAAGAGGATATGTTAGGTAGTTCAAGAGTAACATTTAACTCATTGCCAATGGGCGTATATAACTTATTACAATCATATCGATTAGGGTTGGGCGTATAATGCAAGTTGGAAAATTAGATAGATATATTCGCATTGAGAAAAAGATAGTAACCAAAGATGAGAATTATGGTTCTGAAGTTATCTCATGGGATACATACAAGGAATGTTGGGCAAATGTCCAGGACATTACCACTCGTATGCAAGAATCTACTAATAGTGATTTAAGGCTACTTAAGCAACCATGCAAAGTATTGGTTAGGTACGATAATGGAATTAATGCGACAATGAGAATTGTTATGCTTGATCGAGATAATAGAATCTTGCAGATCGTAACTAAACCTGCTGAGATTGGTCGCAGAGAAGCAATGGAATTTACGGCTGAGGACTACTCTCAAAATGGATGATACAATTAATATTCGCGGTGGTAAGGAATTGGCTCAATTTCTTCAATCATTGCCATTAAAAATTGAAAAGAATATTATGCGAGCAGCTTTAAGGTCTGGCGCAAGAGTTATTGCCAATGAAGCTAAGAAAAATGTTGCTGTGCAGGATGGTGACTTAAAACGAAGCATAAGAACAGGCAGTAACGCGAAAAAAGGCCGAGTTGAGGCCTATGCTAAGGCTGGAGATAAAAAGGCTTGGTACTACCGCTTTGTTGAGTTTGGAACGGCTCCGCATCTTATTAAAGGTAAGAACGGTGGTATGTTACGTTTTATGGCGAAAGATGGTAAATCTATACAAACGCCACAGGTATCTCACCCAGGCGCAATTGCTAAACCATATATGCGCCCAGCTTTAGATACAAAAGGCAATGATGCAGTTATTGCAGTAACAAATAAAATTCGTGAAAGATTGACGCAACAAGGTATTAATACTGTAGCACCTGAAGGAAGTGATTGATGTCAGCAGAAAAAGTCATATATAATTTACTTTCTACAAATGCACCGTTATTAGTGCAAGTACCTAAAGTAAGAATTTTTCCTAGTTTAATACCACTAGGAACAACTTTGCCAGCTATAGCATATATGTTAGTATCTAGCACAGAACAAACTGCTATCGGTTTAACTTCTGAAATATATAGAAGCAGAGTTCAAGTTACTATTGCAGCGAATACTTATCCTCAAGTTAAGGAAATCGCTGCATTAGTAGTAGCAGCTTGTAACCATAGGCAAGGCACGTTTAATGGGGTCAAAACTGATAGTGTAATAAAAGACGTGGTTAATGCGGACTTTAGAGATGATGAAGTAGGTATCTTTTACTCCACCATTGACTTCCGTATTGTTCATAGCAATTAATTTAATTTTTAAGGAGTATTATTATGGCACTTGGAACCGTAGCAGGAACCGTAGTTAGTATCAGTGCAGCCCAACCAGCAACTTTTGATGGCACTGGTTACGCTGCTTTAACATGGACAGTAATTGGCAATATTGATGACGGTGGTGAACACGGTCGTGAATATGCAGAAGTTACTTTTAACCCAATCAACACTCGCGGCACAGATAAATATAAAGGCTCATTTAATGAGGGTACTAAAACCTTGTCAATTGGCTATAACTCTGATGACGCAGGTATGGT